ATGATTCAAAACAATACATCAGGTGTTTTCAACAAAGCTATTGTAACTGCAGTAGGTTCAGCAACAACTTTTACTGTAGCTTATTATGAGACTGCAGGTCAAGCGTTTGCAGTATCTACAGCTTGTACTGTATTCATTTACGGTTCTGAGTTTAAAAAAGGAACTAACGGAATGGTTGGTTCTCTAGAGTCTGAAGATGATATCTACAGCAATAACCCTATTATCATCAAAGATAAGTATGCGGTTAATGGTTCTGATATGGCTCAAATTGGATGGGTTGAAGTAACTACTGAGAACGGTGCTACAGGATACTTGTGGTATTTGAAATCAGAGCACGAAACTCGTCTTCGTTTTGAAGATTACTTAGAGACTGCAATGATTGAAGCAGTTCCTGCTGCATCTTCTTCCGGAGCTGCAACTGCAGGATACATTGGTTCTCAAGGTATCTTCTACGTAGTAAACAATCGTGGTAACGTATGGGGTGGTGGTACTCCAACAACTTTGTCTGATTGGGATTCTATCGTTTCTCGTTTGGATAAGCAAGGTGCTATCGAAGAAAACGTAGTATTTGTAAATCGTGGTCTTAGTTTTGATATTGACAATATGTTGGCTCAATTGAACGGTTACACTTCAGGTGGTGTTGCTCAATCAGCTTCATTTGGTCTTTTTGACAACGATGTTGATATGGCGTTAAACTTAGGTTTCACAGGATTCCGTAGAGGTTATGATTTCTACAAATCTGATTGGAAATACTTGAACGACCCAACAATGCGTGGTGGTTTGAATACTACTGCTTCAACTGCAACCGGTACTATTACAGGTTTAATGGTTCCTGCAGGTTCTACTTCAGTTTATGACCAAATTATGGGCAAAAACGCTAAACGTCCGTTCTTACACGTTCGTTACCGTGCTTCTGAAGCTGAAGACCGCAGATACAAAACTTGGATCACAGGTTCTGCCGGTGGTGCTGCTACAAGCGACTTGGATGCAATGGAGGTTAACTTCCTTTCTGAGCGTTGCGTATGTACTCTTGGAGCAAATAACTTTGTATTGTTCCGTTACGGATAGTATTAAAGAAAAACAAATATGGAGGGTGTCTTTAAAGACACTCTCCTTTTTAACTTAAATTAAATTAAATAAAATGGCAAAGACAATAATAATTGCAGATAAGGTATACAAATTAAAGATTGGGAATCCCCTTTCATATACATTAGCATCAAGAAACCACCCTCGTTTTCCTTTAATGTGGTTTGATGAAAAGAATAATCAAAATCGTGCTTTAAGATATTCAGTAAACCAAAAGTCTCCTTTTGAGGATGAACAAGATGGTAATGCTATTATTGAGCCGATTATTTTTGAGGATGGATTTTTAAGAGTCCCAAGAACAAATCCGGTTTTACAACAATTCTTACACTACCATCCATTGAATGGCAATATTTTTATTGAGGTAGATAAAGAGAAAGATGCAAGCGTAGAGGTTGAGGATTTAAATACAGAAGTAGATGCATTGGTTGAAGCTCGTCAGCTTACACTTGACCAAATTGAAACTTTAACAAGAGTTTTATTTGGTAAAGACCCATCAACGGTATCAACTGCTGAGTTAAAAAGGGACATTCTAGTATACGCAAAAACAAATCCTAGAGAATTTTTGAACGTATTAAATGATCCTGAATTAAAATTCCAAGCAAAAGTTCGTTTGTTTTTTGAAAACAAACTATTAATACTAAGAAATTCAGAAAAAGAAGTATGGTTTAATACCACTACTAATAAGAAAAAAATGTTATCTGTACCATTTGGGGAAGACCCGTATGATATGGTTGCCCATTTCTTGCAAAGCGATGAAGGTCTTGACTCTCTAAAGATGCTCGAATCATCTTTAGGTTAGTAAATATCTTAGTTTTTGTTTGATTAAATAAGAAAGAAGGGGGCACTAATTGTGTCCTCTTTTTTTTATGTATATTTGTAAAAAAAGAACTAATGATAAATGGAGTAAGAAATAGTGTATTATCCATTCTTAATAAGAATAATTATGGGTATATATCTCCTTCTGATTTCAATCTGTTTGCAGCTAATTCACAGATGGAGATATATGAAGAGTATTTTAGTAGTTACAACAAAGTTATAAATGCTGAAAATGTTCGTTCATCAGGTGTGGATTATGCTGATATTGAGCAACCTATTGCAGAGGTTTTAGAATACTTTTTAAGAACAGATTATTTGTGGAAAATTGCTGCTAATAGATTTTCAATGCCTACACCATCTACTACAGGATATGATACATATATGTTGTTAGATGTTAAATGTAAACCTGTTATTCTTAAAACAGGTACAAATACAAGTGTGGTGTCTTTAGAATTGGTTGATAGTACTGCATTATTTACTACATATGATATTGTTGCAGGAGATGTTGTAACTAATTTAACTACAGGGTTAGTATCTACAGTAGTATCTGTATTAAGTAATACAGTGTTATTGTTAGATTCAAATATATTTTTAGCATCAGGAAATGCTTACACCATCGTTTCTTCTGCTACTGTTGTTCAAGCTGAAAAAGTAATAAATAATAAACTTACTTTGTTAGTAAATTCCAATCTAACTAAACCAACGGTTGAGTTTCCTGTTTATGCATTACAAGGTAATGAGTTAACTTTTTATCCTGTTACAATAAGTAATAAGGGTCAAGTAGAAGCAACTTATTTTAGGTATCCTAAAGTGCCTAAATGGACATATATTACTTTGGCAAATGGTGAACCCGTATTTGACCAATCACAATCAGATTATCAAGACTTTGAGTTGCCTCCTGAAGATGAATATAAATTAGTTACTAAAATTCTTGAATATGCAGGTATGTCTATTCGTGAAAGCGAAGTTGTTCAATTTGGTATGGCAGAACAACAACACGAACAGCCTACATTCAGTATGCAACAATAAAAAATTTAAAAAATGGCATATATATCACAATATCAATATTATGAGAATGGTGGGGTAGTACCTGAAGATAAAAATTGGGGTTCATATCAATACGTTAGTTTAACAGATATTGTCAACAATTTTTTATTAATGTATTCAGGAAACCATTCATTAGTTAATAATGAAGAGCGTTATAAAATATTGTTTCACGCAAAGCGTGCAATACAAGAATTAAACTACGATGCATTTAAAGAAATTAAAGTATTAGAGTTAACGGTTCCTGACAATTTAAGATTCATATTACCTTCTGACTACGTCAATTGGGTACGTGTATCATTATATAAGAATGGATGGTTGCGTCCATTGTCTGAGAATATTCAAACCCTTTCATCTAAAGCATATCTTCAAGATAATACAGGAAGGATTTTATTTGATCAATTTGGAAATGCATTGAGTCCTCAGTATTCTGAGATAGATTACGATAGATTAACGCATATAAAGAAAAGTATATATTTAAATCAAGGCAGTCAATTTAATGGACAATTAGGTTGGAACTATGATGGGATGTGGTATTTTGATTACAATATTGGTACAGCATATGGTTTAAATACAGAGACTGCAAACTTTAACCCTACTTTTAATATTGAAAGAAAAGCAGGAGTTATTAATTTTGATTCGTCAATGTCAGGTGAGTCTTGTATACTTGAGTATGTATCTGATGGTATGGAACAAGGGGATAATTCTTTGATTACTGTTAATAAGTTATTTGAGAAATATATATATGCATATATTAAATATGAGATATTAAATGCTAAATTAGGAGTGCAGGAATATATCGTTTCTCGTGCTCGTAAAGAGCAAAGTGCTTTACTTAGAAATGCAAAAATCAGAATTAGTAATATCCATCCCGGTAGACTCTTAATGAATATGAGAGGTATGGACAAGCAAATAAAATAAAATGGCAAATTTTACAAGGAACTTTATAGCAGGAAGAATGAATAAGGTTGTTGACCAACGTCTTCTACCTGAAGGTGAATATATTGATGCTATGAATATCAGAATGGGTTCTACCGAAAATTCTGAAGTTGGTGTAATTGAAAATACAAAAGGTAATTTATCTCTTACATCATTAACATATATAGATGGTACGCCATTAAGTGCAACTGCAAGATGTATTGGTGCTGTTGAAGATAGTGCTAATGAGACGTTGTATTGGTTTGTTCACGACAATAATTTTCCAATAGGAGCCACAGGAAAACTTGATTTAATTGTTTCTTTTAATATATATACAAACATACTTACGTATCACGTTATTAGTATTAATGATGGTGGTAATATAAATACAACTTTAAATTTTAATTCAAGTTATCTTATTACAGGAGTTGATATTATTGGTGGATTATTATTTTTCACTGATGATTACAATGCTCCTAGATTTATAAATGTAAGTAGGAACTACCCTAACCCTGTTTTAAATATAGATCAAGTTAGTGCAGAGTCATTGCTTGTTATTAAAAAACCACCTACTGAATCTCCTGCTATTGAACCTATTGTTACCAATGGTCAAGAAAACTATTTAGATACAAGGTTTATTTGTTTTGCTTACAGATATTTATACATTGATGGAGAGTACAGTGCTACATCACAATGGTCTCAACCTGCATTTGTTCCTAATCCTTTTAGGTTTAGTACAGATAATTTTTTAAATGAAGGGATGACTAACTTTTGTAATTCTGTTATAGTAACTTACAATTCAGGTGGTCCACTTGTAGTTGGTATGGAGTTGTTATTTAAACAATCTAACAATAACATTATTAAAGTTATTGAGAAATTAAATAAAGCAAATTTAGGATTAGCAAATAATACAGATTACAGTTATACGTTTACAAATAGTAAAATTTTTACAATTTTAGCTGAAAGCGAATTGTTAAGATTATATGACAATGTACCTAGATACGCTAAAGCTCAAACAATTATGGGCAATAGATTAATGTATGGTAATTATGTAGAAGGATATAATTTAGTTGATGAATTTGGGTCTCCTATTAAATTTGAATATTTTACTGATTTAGTTTCTCTTCCTATAGGTAATTCAAATATTGTAGATTCAGTAATTTCAAGTAATTATAGTATAAATGGAGCAGTTACTGTTGCAGATTCTGCAGTTACTTTTGATTTAACAGGTCAAAAATTAGTAGCAGGTTCTTCTTTCAATATAGATGTAACTATAGACCATTCTAGATTTTCAGGAGAAACTCCATATCCTACTGAAGTTACAACTGCAATAGTTTTAAATTTTGGATTCTTTTTATCTACAACATACAATTCAGTATATGAATTAGCTACAAGTGTAGAGTTTCAAAATGCAATAGGCACTGCTATAAATATACAGACGGTACCCAATGCTTGTTTAGGAACAACATTTACTGATTCAGTAAACTGTTTGCTTCCAAATAACTTAGATGCATACATAAAAGTTGCAAGTGGTATTAGTGCAGTTGGTCAACCTGTTGCAATTATAACAAGTCCGGGAAGTAATGTAATAGGATTGCAATTTATTGCAATGGAATATGTAGATAATGTAACAACTCCAACTCAAACTTTTTATGAATATTATAGAGTATTATACTCAAACGCTACTTTTCAAGAAATAGCTAGTCCACAAAGTTTGCATAGCAATCGTGATTATGAGATTGGTATAGTGTATATGGATGATTTCAATAGAGCAACAACTGCTTTAGTAAGTCCTAATAATACTGAACACGTACCTTGTGGATTATCTGCTAGTAAAAATTCTATACAAGTAACAATACCACCTACACAATTACCTCCTGCTTGGGCAACAAGATATAAGTTTGTTATTAAACCTGATCAAGAGAATTATGAAACAATTTATTGTAGTATATATTTTCAAGACCCATTAACTAATGATGCTTATTTATTACTTGCAGGAGAGAATGCAAGAAAAGTTGAAAAGGGAGATAGACTTATTGTAAAAGCAGATTCAAATGGAGCAACTACAAGTTGTGTCTATACAACTGTTTTAGATAAAAATGCGGAGTCATCAAATTTTATTAAAGTTCCAAGTAAATTAGACCCTACTGTTTTTATACCAATTCCTGCAGGGGTTTATATGAAAGTTAATCCGAATAGCTTTACTGTTGTTCAAGATGAATTAGCAGTTATTGCTCCGGGAAAAAGACACGAAAGAGCAGCGAATCCGGGTATAATAGGTCCGGGAACATTTCCTATTTTATATTACCCAATGAATTATTATGATACAGTAACATCTGCTTGGGTAGATTACTCTGTACCATCAGGTAGTAGGATTGTTTTAAGTATTAAACAAAATCGTGGAGGAGTAGGATGTTCTTGTGAAGAAAGGTCAAGTACATTAGAAAAAACAATAACAGCTTCTAACAATTATGACAATATGTATGATTGGTGGATAGGAGATAATATTGATCAGATTTTAAAAGATTGTATAGTAACTGCAGCTTGTGGAAATGATGTACCTAAAAATGTTTTTATTAATACAATTGCAACTGCTGCAGGAGATATACCAACAGATTTAGTAACTAATTACTATAGATTTTATAGAAATACAGCTACCAATCAATTAGAATTAATGATTACAGGTACAAAAAGTTGTACAGGTGTTGGATATCCAAACAATCGTTCTTCTGATGTTGATGCAAATATTACTGTTTTCCGTGCTGAAAATACTTTGATATTTGAAACAGAACCATCTGATGCTTTACCTGATGTATTTTTTGAAAATGAAATGTCATTTGCTATTACAGGTGGTAACCATATGGGTAACATTCAAAACCAAAATATAGGTACGGGTACACCTGCAATTGTTGATACTAAA